GTTCATAGCAGCGATTCCAGAAAATAAATCACCACCGCCACTGTTAATGGTAATTTTAATACATGGTTTGGAACCCGGATTATCTACATACTTTTTCAATGTTTCATTTTCAAGTTTTTTGAATGCTTCCAAGAAATCTAAGATAGATTCTTCGGTGATGTCACTAAAAAACAATATTTCATTTCCAATAACTTTTGGTTGTAGAACATTTGTTTCTTCTAATTCTTCAGACATTTCTTAATGTTATTCACGTCCCTTTGCTTTAATTTATTTTGAATGCATATATGGTTTATAATGTCAAAGTCTTGAGGTGTAATATTATAACTTTTTAATAAATCAATATTACCCTCTTTAGCATAAATTTTTAATAAATGTAAATGATCTTTATGCATACGAGTTGGACCCTTTTGTATAATTTCTGATATTTTTCTTCTTCGCATTTTTTGATTTCCTTCTTTTGACCAGGAACTACCGGGTCTTATTTTATCTTTTTCGAGGGGTTTTCCAAAATAAAATTTAGGAATTGAAACAACTTCGTTAACAAAAAATTTCATTGAATCCCAGTTACCCTCGTATATGGAAGAATCATAAAAATTTGCAAAAGATAGGGAATTCATTATCTTATTTATATCACAACCCTCCGAGTCCAAATAATTTTCATGAACCGTAGACCAGAAATTACCATGTTCTTGTAAACTTTCTCTAACTTTTATGTCACCATTTTGACATAAAACATCTGCTATATATTCTTTTGTTGTAAAGAATTTATCTTTTTCATATTTTAAAAAATCTTTGTAAGTGAGAAAATCTCTGATATTACCATCACACTTTTCTGCAACAGATGTATAATCTTTTGTATTATCAGTGAGAGATAATAGTTCTTCTATAGTTGGTTTATCTAATATAATATTTTCAAATCCTGGAATTAGATGAAATTTTTGAGATTCCACGATAAATGCACCATTTGTTTTCTTAATACCATCACTTACTTCATCAACTATTTTTTTAAAAACTAAATCATCTTCATAACTATCTATAAATATATGTGAAACTCCATTTCCACATAAATAATAAAATCTAGTGGTATGTGAATCCAAATCAAAAAATTTTGTTCCCTCTAGAACACTTCTAATTAAATGTGTTTTACCTACACCAGGTGCTCCACTTACAAACACATTTTTGTTTTCCTTAACGATTTGTTCTAACTTTTCTCTTGCCTTTGAATGCAGAGTATTTTGTGGCATTTTTTTATCACACTTTAAATTAATGAACCGATCCATGGATGAAATTACAAATCAGGCAATAGATATGGCGTTAAAGAGCGAGTCTTTAAATGATAAAGTTCTTAAACCTTTAAGAAAGAAATTAATGCCATACCTCGCGTGTTTTGTCGCATTCAATATTATATTAATGATATTGCTTATCTATATTCTTAATCTTCTTTGGGGGATTCTTCAGTAACTGGTTCAGATGGTGCATCCTCAAGGGGAACTGGCGTCTCTTCAACTGGGACTTGTGGTTCTTCAGTCACTATCTCAGAAAGTTCTACCCCAGACATTCTCTGTGTCTTTGCTTTAAAGTCCTGCATCACTTTGCTTTGAAGAGAAACAACCCCTGTTTTCTTCAAATCTTCTAATTCTTCTTTGACCGATTTGCCCAAACCCCCCTGATTAGAAGCTGGTGCCGATTGGGGCATATTAAATCCTGTCCGCTTTCTCAACTCACCCCCAATTGAACGGGTGATATCATCTTTCATTTTGCTTTCACTAAATATTTCCTTAGCTTTCATGGAAGTTTCCAAAATAGCTTTGTATGGTTCAATTGGTTGGATATGCATAATCTCTGGTTTGAAAATCTTGGAATTTCTGAATTCCTTCTCGAATTCATCTAAGATGGGTGTTGGTATTGGTGGTGATTGTTCTATCAAACGGTCATATTCCGCGCGCATCAAATCTACCATATCACGACCATCCATGGAACGCTCACTCAAGGGGAGAGCTAATTCCAAACGAATAGTTCTTGACAATTTACCATAAGATTGGGAAGCAACACGGTGGCTTTCCATCAATTCGTTAATCTTCAAAAACTGCATGATAGTGGCAATGAGACCTGCAATAAGGTTCATACCACCTATAATAGAAGGCACCATAGGTCTAATACTTTCAGGAAATTGTTCTTGTGCGAAATTCGCTGTCCCTGTAATTGTTGATAGAATAATAACGGGCAATGTAAAACGCATTGATGATTTTTTATACATGAGGAAAGCCCGGTAGTTCATGAACCTATAACACGCAGCAGCTTCACCCCAAACACGCAATATATTTTCTTGTGCCTTGTACCACTCCTTTGTTCGGGCAGCAACTTTTTTTTCTTGCTCCATTCTTTTCTGAGTTATATTAAATGAACATTATTTTCTTCGTTCATTTAATTATTCTTCTAGTTGGAATACTTATACCCTTTGTCGGACAACCAAGACAGTTAAGGGCTTTTTCAATCATTATGGTTATTATATTTTTTCATTGGATGATGAATGATGATACTTGTGCTTTAACGCAATTGGAAGCTAAAATAACTGGTAAAGATCCTTCAAAAACTTTTATTTCCCAAGTTGTCAGCCCAATCTATAAGATTAATGATAATCAAGCAAAAGATTTAATCAAGGTTACTTTTTTCCTCCTTTGGATGTTCACCCAATGGAGGCTTGGTAGGCTTCGTATAAAGGAATTCGCTGAAAACTGATCTTTCAATTAAATCATTTCTTTTAAATAATTGTGTATTCTTATGATTTTGAAATATAATCAGACAAATTGCATCTGCTATATCATGCTTTCTGTCTAATTTCATATAATATTCATCATGTTTCATATATGGATATGCAATCTTCTCCGTGTATTCTTTCCTATTTTCATAGTCCAAATTTCTAAAACCAAAAAATGAATGCATTGCATTTGGTGAAACTAAAATTGATTTGTTTCTATATATATAATTAATGAGACATTCAATATTTGTAAATCCACCAGGTGGTTGTCTTTCTATAGCAATTTGATCTGCTTGGTCAAATAAATATTTATGTTGTTCCAACATTAATGGAACTAAATCAACTATGTCATTAGATTTAATATATTTATAATATTCTAATGAAACTTTTTTAGCATAAATTATATCAATGTCAGTTTTACTACATTCAGCTAAAACTAAAGCTAAGTTATGATATCCTATATCTATGCCTAATATCTTCATACCTTATTTAAAGAAACATTATTTTCTTTATATATATAAATGAACAAAAGTGATAAACAACAACTTGCCATAATTGTACTTATTTTCATTTTGATTATTGCATTGTCAATGATCATATATATGACTAGGAACTTTACAAGAGAAACTGTAAAAATTATTCCAATGCCAATTCAAACCCAGGAACCAAGACCAAGATTTGAACCAGGTTTTACAAAAGATAGACCAGACACTAGGAATACACCAGAATTTCGTGGACCACCATTGAAACATTATAAACCAGGTCAGGTTCAACAAGTTGGTATTCTCCACGACCCAGTAACAAAGGACAGTCTTCCATTGTTTGGAAAAGAAACACCTTATCGTAGAGACAGTTACATGTATTATGCTACAGACAATGGTTCCCTCGGTTCAAATGCGATGATGTCTTTACCACTTGTGATTAATGGTCGCGATTGTGACGATCAACACGTTGGATGTAATGAACTTTATGGTGGCGAATTGGTTTCAGTGTTTGGTAAAGATAATCAGTATGAGACTAAAATTTATCGCACTGAAAACTTTTATTAAGTAATTATATAAATGACTTGGTTAGTGTATCATTACACCTGGTGTCCATTTTGTAAAGCCACGTTAAAAATATTGAAAACTAAGAACCAAAAGGTAAAGAAGATTGATATTGAAAAAATTGGTGGAAAAGACAGAGTTATAAAAAGTTTAAAAAAATTAAATCTTCTTCCAGAAAAATCAAAACATAATACAGTTCCAATTATTTTCAAGAATTATAAATTTATTGGGGGTTTCAGAGAGCTAAAAAAATTATATAAATAAATAGTAGATGTCTTCATCAAAAAAGACTATAAGTACAGACAGCGAAATTAAGAAATTACTAAAAGAGATTAATTTTACTAAAATATCACAACCATCTACTAGTTCATCATCGGGTCATAGATCAAAAATACCTAAATTTTCAGAGTTTTCTCCTACTAGAAGTACAGCAAGTTCTAAAAAAGTAAAATCACCTGTTCCTCCACGTATAAATAAAACCCCAGCTAAAGAATCAAAAAATGTAAAAAAACCATTTGTGCATAAATACATTCGTGTTAGAAGTGGAACTAAGACCAATGAAATACCAAGTTGGTTAGAAAATATTTTTAATAAAAAGTGATATTAAACTTTTTGGTCATTAACTTTTTGGCACCATTCATAGATGGAACACTCCAAATGAGCCAACGAGACCAAAAACCTGCGGTTTTTATTCCTGAAGGCTTCCAATTTTCAAGGTGTGAATTGGAAACATTCAACAAACCATTGAAAACGCGTTTTGGGTTCTTTTCTTTTTTGAGGGACGCTGAGATGTATGGCGATGCTCCATGTCTTATGAGATATGAACGCATTCTGAGGGGGTTCTTATGGAGTGTGAAATCACTGTATCCCTTACCACCAAAATCAACTGTATCTCCATCTTCAAAAATCACACGATATTTCTTTTTAGAATTAGGACTTTTTATGAGTTTAACTCTCATACCTATTTTATTACAACAATTAATTTTGAAGTGATCTAGCAATCCAACTTTTTTCTGATGTAAAAGATGTTCTTTTTCTTTTCATTGGTGTGCCTGTTCTTCTTTTTATACTTTCAGATGTATGTGTTCTTTTTTTATTAAAAAACATTTTCACAACATGTCTCTTTTTTTCTGTTAAATTTGGAAATTTATTTGTTGACATTAAAATATTATTAAAATTATTTTTTGATAATGTGACACCTTCTTTTTTAGCATATAATTTGATATACTGTTTAATTTTTTTTTCGACATTTTCAAAATTCAACATAGCTTTTTTGAACAATGATTTTCTATTACTCATATAATATTACAACATTAAATCCTGAAAAACAAAACATCTATTGAATATACAATTATATATGTTAATGAAACAATGAGTGAATACAACTCTTTGAACATAAGTGCAAAACTTAATATACTCAAAGAAAACATGTAATTCATGAAAAATGCAATGGGTGCATATTCTCCGTTCATTGACGATCCAACTCCTAGGGATAGTGCCAAGTGAAAAAATGAGAGGTATGGAAAAATAACAAAATGAGCGCACCCCAAGAGTGCAAAAAAGTGTAAAAGTGTCAATCTAACATTCCAATTCCAAGCTTCTGGTTTTAAAAATAAACCTCTTGTGGGGTCAGGTCTAGGGATAAGTTCAACGGCTATTTCAAAATTTTCATCATAAATGTGTGCCAATGCCAAACTGTTATCAGGATGTCTAACATATCTCCATATATCCATAAGTTATATTATTATCTTGCTTTTAACTTTCAATGAGTTCATCCCAAGTTGGAATTCCAAATAAATCTAATAACCAGTTCAACATTTGTTTACAAACATTCTTAATTTTTAAATAAAGGATAATTATTTAAAACTTAAGTAGAGTTACGCTTAAAACTGGCACCTTAGACCAAACTCGGTCACCCTGACATTATATAAGGTTTGTCAGAGACGGGATTCGAACCCGCGAGGTCATTGACCACCAGTGTGCTTAGTGAGTCACTCTCATACATTAATTTTCTTAAACCTTTAAGCCTCCAAATGTTTTCTACATCTGGCAGTGTACATGTCTGTATCACCCACAAGTATGAGGTCTTGGTTTGAAACTGTCCTCACTGTAAATGGACCTAGGGTTCCATTGTTGCACTTGGTGCAAAGTGCTTTGAGTTTTTTCACAGTGTCTGCCATAGGTATGCAATCAAGCATTTCTCCAAATTTTCTTTGTTTGTAATCACCATCTAGACCAGCCATTAAAACATTTTTGTTTTGGAGAAGACATTCTTCTGTAAATGCTTTGAGATTGACAAAAAATTGTGCTTCATCAATTGCAATAACCTCTGCTTCATGAAAGAGGGGTTCGTTGAGGATTGATAATAATGAATTTGTTTTCAAGCATTTAAATGTGACATTATCATGTGTTTTTAAAACTTCTTCATTTGACCTTGTATCTTGTGAAGAATTAATGACTAATATTTTAGAACCAATTATTTTATATCTTTTTAGTTGTCTTATGAGTTCGGATGTTTTACCCGAAAACATATTACCCATTATTATATCAAGACTCATTTTCCCTCTCTAATTCTATTCTGTTATTTTTAATTTCATCTTCTGGCTGCAGCATTTCTACGACAATATCATAGAGTAAGTTGAGTAAAGCACCCTTATAGACTAGAAACCCAAGGAGTGTTGCGGTGTAATCAAAGTCAAATGCAAATGGTGCCTGATTCCATATGGCTTCAAACATAAAAGTTCCCACTGGAACAAGTAATTCATTTGGAAATGGTGAAGCATTTTCAATATTATCTACTCTTTTTGTTAATGAACTTAAATAAACCACGGATGAAATGGTTCCGAGCATGGCCGAAACACCTTCTTCTGCTCCTTTACACACAAAGTATCCCGAGGTGAGTGCACACCCATATTGAATAGTACTTTTTTTAATTCTTTTTTTTAGAGAACTATAAGTTGTTGAAGTTTTACAAACTATATTCATTACATATTAATTGTTTTTCATTTTTAAGTTCTCTATAATAAGAATAAAAAGAACCACTTTCTTTTTCTGGTTTCTGTTTCTGTTTTAGTTTCTGGTGGTTCAATAAGGTGTTCTTGTGGAACTTCTCTAACACTTTTATTATCTGCTTCCCCGTAGTGTCTATCAAAAAAACAAGGATAATGTCGTGTTTTATATACACGATTTTTAAACAATAATTTACCATTCATATAAGCTGTAATCATATAAGACCAGGTTCCAACTCTAATTTTTTTCACCATACCAGGTAATACTTTAACAGTTTGAATATCGTCATGATCTCCATTTTCAAATTCTAACCCAGCATTTGCATTCATTGCGCCAAAGTTCATACTACGAAGGAAAGTCCCTTTTCTATCCTTAATATCTAATTCGACAAAATATTTGCTTTTGTTATATATTCTAATTGTTTTAGAAGGAATCCATTTCTGTTTAATTATCCCAGGTTGGGTAGCATATTTCTTGTCTGCATCACGAACAATATCTTTAGCGCAGCACCGAAGTACCATTTATTGATACATACATTTTTTAATGAGAATGATGATTTTCATTAAAAAGTGTTGTTAATTATAAACCCTAATTTATCGATTAATTTGAGAAGGCAACGCCAGCCATACCGTTTTTAATGCGTAAAATATTGTAGTTCACAGCATAAACTCGATTGTTATTTGGGGAACCATATAGTGGGTTTGAGAATGTCAATTTGGCTGTATCGAGACGAGAGAAGTTAATTGAACCTGTTGGTTGGGATTTGGAGAGGTTGAGGCAGAAAGGCCATGTGAAAACTGGTGCGGAATGTAGGCAGTCCGCTGGAAGAGATTGGCAGTGCATCTTTGGAACAACTGTGTGGTGGTATTCTGGTGTGGTTCCTTCAAATAGAGCTGTACCGTTGATGTAGAGAGAAGAATCATTGAAGGTGAAAGAAGTGTCCCAAGATGCGGAGTAATCATCTTGTTTACCAGACACATAGTGGACAGCCTTCACTGGGTGATTGAAGTAAGTCAAGTCAAATTCTGTGTCTAGGTTTGAACTCGCTGGTTGGTGTTGAACTTGTGTAATAAGGATTTCATGTGGTTGTTCTGTGAGGAACTTTCGTTCATCTGTGTCCAAATAGGCATACATAGCGTATACTTTTGGTGTGGATCCAGTGAGCAAGCCTGGGCGACACTTAACTCGGACTTCAACTTCGTGGAATTGCAAAGCAGCTAGTGGGAGAGCCTTAGTCCAATCTTGTGAGAAAAAGAATGGAATCACATAGCTGTCTCCATTACCACTGCTACTTTTTGCGTTTTCTGAAACCTTGTTGGATGTCACAGACATGGAAGATTGAGCCTGGGTTTCATTGTACAAAATATTGTGAACACCTTGAATATACAAGGAATCCATGGTAACAACTGGTTGACCTCCGATCATCAAAGTAAATTCACTTGGTGTTGTGTTAGAACTAAAGAAACCATTGCTGTTTTCTTCAGCTGAAGCAATGGAATCGGCTTCAATCCAAATGTAAGTCAACAAATCACCCTTGGACTTGATTGGAATTGTAACTTCTGAATTTCCTGTGAAAGAACCGATGTAATCAATACGCTCTGGCTTAAGGGAAAAATTTGTATGGCGTTTATAGTTTTGTCTAAAAAATGACACTTGGGGGTCCCCTGTTATATACGCATCCTGGATTCCCTTGGAAACGAGGCTTATTAAAGCTGACATTTATTAATTCTTTACATTTTATTTTCGCTTAAAAATTTCAATCCATCTTATAGTAAGCATGGTGACATTTCAGGCGCTTACCTGGGAAGCTAGGGATGAGGATGATGTTCATATTATAAGCATCTTTGGTAGAACAGAAGATGGAGCGTCTGTATGTGTATCCACAAAATTTGAACCATTTTTCTATGTCAAACTCAAAGAAAACGAGGGGAGAAATGGAGCTCAAGTTTTGTTTAATAAATTGAAAAAGATATGTCCTGGGTGTCCGGAAAGATTTGCTATGTCCCAAGCTACAGATGTTTGGGGTTTCCAAAACGGCAAAAAATCCACTTTCATTAAACTCTTTTTCAAATCTCTCAAATCTTGTAAATATGTCAATAGTATTTTAAGAAGAGCTCTTCCTGATGAATTCAGACCAAGAAAAGTGTATGAATCAAATCTAGAGCCAATGCTTCGATTTATGCACTTAACTGGTATAAAATCAACTGGTTGGATTGATGCTTCTCAATCGTGTATTCAAGGTGGATACGCACACACAGATATTGATTTATTTTGTACCGATTGGAAGAAACTCAAGGGTGTGGACAAAGACGATGTAGCACCTTTCATATACGCTTCCCTGGATATTGAATGTAATAGCTCTACTGGTAAATTCCCCGATCCAGATATTGAGGGAGATAGTGTATTCCAAATAGCCATTTCGCTCATTAAGTATGGGGAAACCGAGCCATACAACAAGACTTGTTTATGTTACAAGAACACTGATACAGACTTAGAAGGTTCTCATATTATCAATTACAATACTGAAAAGGAATTGTTAATTGGTTTTAGAGAGTTTTTATTTCGCCATGATGTGGATACAATAACGGGGTGGAACTTATTTGGTTTTGATATGAACTACATTTATACTAGGGGTGTTGTATGTGGGTGCCCCCGTAGTTTCTTCAATTTAGGTAAACTGAAAGATCATCACAGTAAGATTGTAGAAAAAAATCTATCATCAAGTGCACTGGGTCACAACGAATTAAAACTCCTCAAAATGCCAGGTAGATTTATTTTTGATATGTTTTTTGAGGTCAAAAAGGGATACAAACTTGATTCTTATAAACTTAACTCTGTATCCAAGCTTTACCTTAATGGTGAGGAAAAGATTGATATGCCAGCAAAAGAAATGTTTGCTCGTTTTGTTGAGGAAGACCCAGTTAAGTTACGAGAAGTTGCTGAATACTGTATTCAAGATACCCTTTTACCAATCAAACTTGACAAAAAACTTTGTATTCTCACAAACTTGTTAGAGATGGCTAAGGCAACTTGGGTTCCTATTGATTACCTATCAGAAAGAGGTCAGCAAATCAAAGTATTTTCACAGCTTGCTAAAAAAGCCAAGGAACTAGGTTTTATTATTCCAGTTATAAGACACGGACAAGAACCAGAAGCGTCATATGTGGGTGCAACAGTTTTGGAAGCCCATAAAGGAGCTTATTATCGTCCTATCACTGCCCTAGACTTTGAAGGTCTATACCCTAGTATTATGATGGCTCATAACCTATGTTATTCGTCATTGGTGATGGATCCAAAATATGAGAATATACCAGGAGTAGAGTATGAATCTTTTAAAGTTGGCGACAT